TCGGCCTATTCCGGCGTCATCACCACCTTCTCGCAGACCATCGCGGCCGGTGCCGAGGGCGAGTTCACCGTCACGAACACCCTAGTGCGCGCCACCGATGTCGTGGTGGTCTGCATCAAGACCCACACTTCGGCTGGCGAGTTCATCGCCGCTGTGTCTGCGGTTGCTGACGGTTCCTTCAAGGTCCGTTTGAGCAACCTTGCCGCGGCCACCGCCGGCAACAACGTGTTGGTGCTGAACTTTGCGGTTATTCCGGCCGAGGCCTGATGAAAATCCGCATGCTCGTCTCACTCGCCGGGGGTGACTACAGTCTCAACCCCGGCGATGAGACCTCCCGTTTCACGCCGCAAGAGGCTGTTCGCCTGATCGCTTCCGGCGCTGCGGTTGCCGTGAATGACGGCCAGTTCATCGAGACGGCCGACCAGATCCAGCCCGCCCGCGAAACCCGCCGCAAGAAGGTCAAGCCCTGATGTGGTCACAAGTCACGATTGCCGCACCGGCCGCCGAGCCGATTGCCGCCGCTACCGCCAAGGCCCACGCCAGGATCGATGGCACCGATGAGGACGCCCTTGTCGCCCTCTACATCGCCGCGGCGCGTGACCATGTGGAACGCTACTGCGGCGTTAGGTTCGCCGCGCGCTCCGCGGTGACCCTCCTGGCCGATTCCTTCTATGACCTCGACCTCCTGCCGGAAGCCCCGGTCAGTGCCGTTTCCAGCATCACATATATCGACACCGATGGCGCCACGCAGACGCTTTCGACCGATGTTTATGCGGTTCGCAACGAGGGTTTGGACTGCTCAATCGTCCTGAAATACAATCAGACATGGCCGCCGATCCAGATCGGCTCCCGAATCACCGTCACCGTCAACATCGGCAGCGCGACCGTGCCGAGTGCGGTCACCGCCGCTCTCTTGCTCATGTTCGGCCACCTCTACGCAAACCGCGAGTCTGTCAGCGTCGGCGCCGGCATCGTTGCCACCGAGATGCCGATGGCCGTGGCCGACCTTCTCGTCAACCATCGCAGATACGCATAACAGGAGATCACAATGGCAAGTCTTTCGATCACCGCCGCAAACGTCATCGCTGGCACCGATTCCACCTCCGAGTGGGGTGTGGCGGGCGCCACGATCACCGCCGGCCAGGCGCTTTACTATGACGAAACCGCCTCGACCTGGAAGCTGGCCGATTGCGACGATGCCACCGCCGCTGTCCGCATGTCGGCAAAGGGCGGGATCGCGCTCAACGGCGCATCCTCGGGGCAGCCCCTCAAGGTGCTGCGCTCCGGTGACATCACCATCGGCGCCACGATGACGGCCGGCACCAGCTATTTCCTCTCGCCCACCGCTGGCGGCATCGCGCCTCTGGCCGACGTTCTGACCGGCGACACCATCGTCCTGATCGGTGTGGCGCATTCCGCCTCGGTCCTGAACGTGGCTATCAACTACACTGGCGCCACGGCCTAACCATGAGGGCGGGGGCGCTTGACCGGCGCATCGTGATCGAGCGGGTGACAATCACGCCCGACGAGTTCAACGGCGCGACCGAAACATGGGCGACCCTCGCCACCGTATGGGCGTCGAAATCCGACGTTAAAGACGGCGAGCGCATGCGGGCGGGTTCGGTTTCCTCGGAGATCACAACCCGCTTTCGCATTCGCTACTCGACCACCGTGGCCGATGTCAGCCCGAAAGACCGCATCCAGTTCGACGGCCTGGTCTTTGACATCGTAGCCGTGAAGGAAATTAACCGCCGCGAGGGCATCGAGATCACCGCGGCGGCGAGGAATGACTAATGGCCGGGGTCACGGTCAAGGTCGAGGGCCTCAAGGAACTGGAGCGGGCGCTCAAGGAACTGCCGAGGGCCACGGCCAAGAACGTGATGAAGCGGGTTCTGATGCAGGCCGGCCAGCCGGTGGCTGACAAGGCGGAATCGATGGCCCCGGTTGAATCCGGTGCGCTGCAAAAGGCCATCGGCATCGGTGGCAAGTTAACGCGCCGGCAGAAGGCGAGCAGCCCGAAACAATCCGCCGTCGAGGTTTATATCGGCGTCGGTCGCTCGCTTCCGCAGGGCCACTTGCAAGAGTTCGGCACCGTCAAGCATGGCCCGCAGCCCTTCCTTCGACCGGCGTGGGACGGCGGAAAAATGGCCGTGCTGGAAGACATCAAAAGCCTGACCTGGGCGGAAATCGAGAAGGCCGCGGCCCGCCTCGCGCGCAAACAGGCACGGATGGCGGCCAAGATGGCGGCGGGCGGCTGATATGGCCTGCCGGTGCGCTGCCAGGCGCCGCCTCATCAAGATCACCGCCAAGAAGGCGCTCCGTAAATTGACGGTCATCAGCGGCAAGAAGGGCTGACATGGAAGAAACCCTAGTCGCATTGCTGCTCAACGATGCCGCCGTCGCCCTCATCGCGGGGCAGCGCGTCAACTGGTCCGAACGCGGCCAGGGGGCGGCGCTCCCGGCCGTGGTTCTGCACCGGATTTCCGGCGTGCGCGACTATCACATGGAAGGGGCCTCCGGTCTCGTCCAGAGCCGCGTGCAGGCCGATTGCTGGGCAGGCACCTACAAGGACGCGGTGCGGCTTTCTCGCGCTGTACGGGCCGCGCTGTCGGGCTACAGGGCCGGCAATACGCAAGGCGCTTTCATCGATGCCGAGCGGCAGACGGTGGAGAAGGAAACAGACGGCGCGCAACGCTACCACCGCGTCATTCTGGATTTCATAATTTGGCACGCTGAATAGGAGTTCCCCAGCTATGTCCACTCTCGCTAAGATTGGTTACGGCTCACAGTTCTACCTCTGGAATCCCGATGCAGGCCCCGCGGCCTATGTCGCCATTGCCGAGGTGACGAGCATCACGCCGCCGAACCAGAGCGTTGACCAGATCGACGCCTCGAATATGGATTCCCCGAACCGCTATCGTGAGTTCATCCCCGGTTTGACCGATCCGGGTGAATGCACCATCGAAATGAACTTCATTCCGGGTTCGGCCACGGATGCGCTCATTCGCGCCCGCCGCGCGGCCGGCGACTATCAGAATGCCAGGGTTGAGTTCCCCGATGGCGACACCTGGACGTTCTCGGCATTCGTTTCCGGCTATGAGATCAGCACGCCCATCGATGACAAGATGACGGCCACGCTGACGCTCAAGGTGGCCGGCGAGATCACGGTGGCCTAATGGGAAACCCCTATCGCGGCGAAGCGTCTTTCGATGCCCTTGGGGAGTCTTGGACGCTTCGCTTTAATACAAACGCCCTATGCGAGTTTGAGGAAGCCTCGGGCGTCAAGGTGTCGGCCATCGGCGCCGGAATGGGGTTCAAGGAACTCCGCGCCCTTCTATGGGCTGGCCTCGGCCATCACCACCGCCGCAAGCGCGGCACCCTCGAAAGTGTCGGGGCGATGATGGACGAGATCGGCGCCCAGGAACTTGCCGCCCTGGTGATGAAGGCCATGACCTCGGCTTTCCCGGCAAAGGACGGTGACGCGGAATCCCCTCCGCAGGCGGCGCAGACCGAGGATGGCTCGACCTCCTGACCCAGTGGACTGAGGCGGGGCTTGATCCCGCTCAGTTTTGGGAACTGTCGCCGCGCGAGATCGCCGCCGTGATGAGCGGCGCCGCCGCGCGTCTCAAGCGCGAGCATAACACCGCCGCATGGCTTGCCTGGCACATCGAGGGGCTGGCCCGGTCGAAACGGTTGCCCAAACTCACCAGCCTGCTCTTGGGCGGCGCGAAGCCGCGGCGGCAGACATGGCAAGAGCAAAAGGCGATTGCGATGATGTGGAAATCTGTAATCACAAAGGGCGCTAAGAATGGCTGAAGCGACAATTGGCGCCCTTCGTGTCGTTCTTGGCGCGGATTCCGCTGCCTTTGAAAAGCAGATGGCGGGCATATCGTCCAAGATGAAGGCCATCGGTGATGGCTTGAAGGTGGCCGGCGCCGGCCTGACGGCTGGCTTGACGCTTCCACTGATCAAGTTCGGGCAGGCGGCCCTCGGCGCCTACCAGGATTCAGAGAAGGCCATCGCCGCCGTTGAGGCTGCCATCAAATCGACGGGCGGCGCGGCCGGTAAGACCTCGGCGCAGTTGCAGGAGATGGCGGCCAAGCTGCAAAGCATCTCGACGTTCGATGATGACGAAATCCTGACCAAGGTCACGGCTAACATGCTGACCTTTGGCAACGTCTCGGGCGAGGCCTTCGACCGGGCGCAACAGGCGGCCATTGACCTC